AAATCGAATAAACCCATATTTAAAAGATTTATACAAAATTACACCGAAAACCCTTACCATACCGCCACCTTGAACGCTGGCTTATGTAGGTGGGTGAATATGGCATAGCGCATTGCATCAAGGGCATCATCTGATTCTTTCACAGGCTCATCAATTACATTATCGTTTTTATCCTTGCGCCATTTGTAGGATTGCAGTTCCCGAATGATGTCCTTACTATCCTTATGTACAAATAGCGGGTAGCTTTTCACTTTCAATATCCCTGCCCATACTTCCTTGTTTGCAGTTTGTGCATTAATACCGCCCCTGTATAGTTCCTCAATGCTTTTCGGTTCGGCAGCATCGCAGTACACCGGCTTGCGGTCTGATATATGATCCTTTACTTCCCTGCTTATTTCAGATGGGGTTAATCCGGATTTGTAAATTAACTGCTTTACATAATTCGCCCCCTGGTAATGGCATACCTTGACAAGTGCAAGCGGATGCACATAACCGAAGTCTAATCCATAAAATATATCGCCGCCTTCTGGTAACTCATCGGTAATTTGCCATTGAGTATAAATAATCTCCTTTGCTGCACCACGCTGGCCGAGTCCATAAACCTTCCACATGAAGTCATCCGGTAATAGCTTGTAGCTTTCAATCGTATCAATCTGTATTTGCGAAAGGTTGCCGAGGTTATTTAGGTAGGTAGAGTGTATGCGCTTGTTAATCGGGTTATCCGATACTTCGTACACCCATGAAACGAAGTCCGCAGGATTCCAGTCTAAGAATATCTTACCCGTTGTACGCATCGCCAGTTGGTCGAATAACGCCTTACGTATGAGGTTGGCTTCATTAACGAATAGTATATCCCTACCCGGCCCCCTTGCTTTGCCCTCATCTTCAAGTCCGAATAGTTCGATGTAGCTGCCATTATCGAATCGGTAGATAAAATCGGTGTAGCTAAATTTCTTGTCATCCCACAAATGCCATTCCTCCATGATTGTTTTGAAATCCCTGTATGCACCACGTTTGATGTGCGGTAGGGAGTGCGATACAATAGAGATGCGGATGTTTTTAGCATTCTTATCGGCTGCAATGGATATAAGGAGTTGCACTATGCTATAGGACTTGCTACTACGTGAGCCGCCCTCGTTACAAATTATCGGGGCATCACTTTTGTATGCTGCTACGTTTTCGTAGAATACCGGGGTTGCTCTAATCTGTTTTAATTCCACAGGTCTTAAATTCAGTTAACGTACAAAACTCTTCTTTAGTCTTTTGCAGAACCGAGTAAACATTCCACCCGTCATTATAATTGCCCATAGCAGCAACGCTACCAACATCATGCAAAGTATAGCCGCAGATTGCAGCCAGATTACGATAGAACTCTTCTGTAACGTAGTTGAATCCATGACCGGGCCAGTTGCCTGTTTTTGGGTTTTCGGAGATGATATAACCTCCGAGTTTAACGAGGTTGTGTTTGTTCCGCCAACAATTGTATATGGCTTTGATGTCATGCTTCCCATTGGTGCCAACGTGTTCGGATGTGCCGGCATCCACCAATAAATCAAACTGCTTGTCGAACTTGTGTAATCGGGATAAGTCCAACGGGGTTGAGCCGTTCTCACCCGAAATATCAATGGCTTCATAGTCTTTGCCGGCATANTAAGAATCTTTAGTGTAAGGGGCAGGTAATGGCACCCGGTAATCGTTTTGCGCTCCTAAATCTACCACCGATTGTATGTGTGGCAGGTAGGGGTCTATTATGCGTGTTGTTTCGTGAGTGTAGCCCATATTATTTCTTTAGATGTACCACTATATCCCTGTGGTCGGGTGTTAGGTTACGGCTAACAATTTTGAATTTATGTTTCATAATATCTACCGTTCTATCATCTTGGTAAAAATGCCCGATTAACATTCTATCTCCTAACTTGTATTTAGTCCAATCATCGAAGTCGGGGAACTCTGCTTTTATTTTATCAAAGTTACTAATCATTATCACACAATCACCGCCCTTCTTCATCACTCTGTAAATAGATTGCAGATATTCTTTGATGGCATCATTTGAGAAATGGCAAAACACACCGTAACTGAATACAAAGTCAATTGAGTTGTCCGGTATGCCTGTGCATTTGTAATCTTGGTTATTCAGTTCGGTATAAATAACATTATGGTATTTTACGCCTTCATGTTTTGGAATTACATCAATACCAAAAACAACATCGAACTGCTCTGATAGTACCTTAGTAAATACACCGCCACCGCATCCTATTTCTAAACAGGTTTTATTACTGAATGGCACAATAGTACGTTCAATCACCTTGTCTATGCCTATCCCATAGGTAAACGCTTCATAATATCCGCTCTTGCCCCAAAAGTTGATAAATTGCTCTTTTGTGAAGTCCATACTAATCTTTTACCCCCCAATTAATAAAATAAGGTTCAACAGGCAGATAGTGCCTGTATGCTAACCCTCCGTAAGGTTGCACCGGAATCCCTGCTAAGTTCATCAATCCGGATAGTAGTGCCTGGTCATGTCGGCTGCTGATAAATTGCGGATTAACTGATTCATTGTGATGAAAGCAATTCTCCTTTGCTCCCTTTATCCACTTTTCAAAGATAGGCATAGTCTTGGGGTGGTCGAAATCGAACACAATACAACAGGCCATAATTTGATACATGGTAATCACATCCCTATAGCTATTTAGCCCTAAGAACTTGATTTGATGGTCGGGGATGTACTTGTGTAACGGATGCCCTTCGTTGTTCCATGCTACAATCCCATGTTCGGCTGCCAATGCCCACAATGGATCGGGATTCTGGTGTACCCGGATTGTGGAATCGCACCAAATGATTTTCCGGTATCCCATCTCCAATGCCTCCGCTACCATGAACGGCTTGAATTGATACGGCATATTCTGGTGATTCCATGACTTACCCCACTTCTCGGTATTAGGCCAGTCGCCCAGGTGAATCTTGCGTTCAAGGTACTCATCCACATACCCATCCACACTACGAAAGTGAGTATCGTAGTCGGGTGCCTTGCGGTCTATACTTCTGATTAGTCCTAATTGCGCCTCGTTGTAGTTCTCCCTGCCTGTGGATGATAGGGATACGATTACTTTACCGGATGTTTTCATATTACTTTTGTTTTTCAAAATAGAACAACCCTTCAAATGGCTTTATATCAATCATTCCATAATCAACGGCTACATTGTTAATGTATATGTTTTCAAGTCTTTTATGCAGCCCTTTCATAGATAACCTAAACTGCTCCACATTGTCTGCTCTTTTGTAGTGGTTACAACTTCTACATGATGGCATAAGATTACTGAAATCGTGTATGGTATCATCATTTGCAGACCATCTTGGTTTCATGTGGTCAACCTGCATTTCTTTTATCGTTATTTCCTTGCCACAATAACCACAATGACCATTATATTTTTGATGCACCTTTATTCTATCTACCTTGCCCATATTACATTTTCTAAGTTAGTTAATAAGCACTTCGTTAACCCTGCCTTGTTGCAGTAATCTTTGATAAGGTGAAACAAGTCTACATTACCGTTATGCTCAATACATACCATCTGCGTATGCTTAAGGTTAATTTGTTCAAGTATCTCATAATCCACGCCCTCGGCATCGATAGAGATAAAATCAAAGTACTTGAATGGGGAGTTCTTTACCAGGGTGTTGTATGTCCATACCTCGGTCATGCGCTCTTTGAACTCCGTACACGGCCATCGTTTAGTTTCGTTACGTTTGATTGTACTAAGTAGCGATACATCGCCCTTGCCTAAGTGGTCGCCCATCTCATGGAACGTACAATGCCCATCCGTTTCGCCTATTGCTACATTAAACTTGTGTACCATAGGATTGGCTAATATCCGGTTGAACGCTTCTTCGCTTGGTTCTACCAGTACACCGCTCCACCCCTGTAGCTGCAATGCGTAGGTATTAGATAAGGTAACGCCATCGTTCGCCCCAATGTCAAGGAAGAATCCTTTGCGGGATTGGAAGTAGGCAAGGATTATATCCTGCTCGTTATTTTGGGAGTATCTCATTTGCCGTAGGTTTCGGTGTTTGTCTAATTTCTGTCTTGATATTTATATGATTCTTTAACTCCAATACTTGTTGCCTCTTCCCATCCTCTCTTATAGTCATCTTCCCTTTGCTGCTTTTCCAATTCTTTGGCTTGTTCAAATAAGTCTGCAAGTTCTGAGTGATATGCTTCGTGTATCATTTCAGTAATCATTTCTGCAAACCACTCCACCCCTGTTTGCTGTTCCATGTTATTTGCTATAATTTAATTTGTAATACTCCTCCCCTGTCATTTCCTTAAAGTTAGGTTTTGATGCCCTTATTATCTTTCTGCCGTGTGCCTTTGCTATTTGCTCTGCAAACATTTGATTTGCCTGGTTAACTATCTCCTGCTTCTTTTCGTTGTATGCCTTCCAGCCCAACTCACTACATTCCTTTTGAATTTCGCTTAGCTTATCAGATAACCATTGTGTTGCAGGTAATTGCATGTTACTTGTTTGTCCTGAATTGATAATGATAAAGTTCCTTCTCAATCTTCACCTCGGTCTTAATCAGCCCGGCATTGTGTATAGCCGTTGCCCACGCATAATCTTCACCGATACGAATATCCATGAAAGGGAATGCAATTGCTATCTCCCTGCGTATGGGTACGATATGGTTAGGATAGCGGTAATAAGCCCCGCCCTTCGCCTCATATCCGTAATCCTTACTTATGTACCACTTACGCTCATCCGTGCCGTTGGTGGTCATTGTGCCATTAAATACGATAGCATCGGGATTAGATTCGGCTGCCGTTAGGATGTCTTTAACGTATGTACTGCTCACCATGTCATCATCATCAATGAATACCACATATTTTCCCGTGCTGCGTTGTAGTAGTAGGTTACGTTTACGGCCTGTAGTCATTGCACCGTTATCAGATTCGGTTAGAACTTCAACCTCTGGTGTGCGTTGCGGTGTAAGTACCTGGAGCAACTGCGAAAGATAGCCTATGCGTTGTGGGAGGGTGCAGATTAGGATTGATAGGGTCATAGTGCTTGGATTTCGGCTTTGACTTGTTCCCAATAAGTATTGAAAACAATGCCATTAAAATCAGGTCTATCCACTACATGTTTAGTAGCTTCAATTATCTCATCTACTGCAATTAATGCGCATTGTTTAGCTGATTCTATATAATCTTCCCATCCTAATACTTCGTGATAAACTCTTGTATGTACAATGAACTTATCAACCAATTCCTGTGCTTTATCTTTCGGTGTCATACATTCTGTTTAGGAAACCCGGCTTTTGATCTCCGGATATAGGTTATCTCATCCGCTCTGTAAAACGATTGAGTATGATTAAGCAACGCATCTACAGGCTCCCCAGTCCATGCAGGGTGGTAGTGGTCAAATATCCGCTTATCTACGTATTTATACGAATTGCACATCTTCGCCACATCCATAGCCTCGTTATCGCACCAAAGGGATTCGTATTGGGGGTGGTAGATGTACCCGAAACGCTCATAGTACGTTCTACCCATGATGGACATCGTAGGCAGCAAGTGATTAACCCTGCCATCGGGAAAGTGAATGAATAGGTCTAAGTTGCCCTCAAATGCATTGATAATGTCAATGTCATAGCCGTGCTTAATGAATCGCATATCATCGCTCATATTCACAACTATATCCCCCTGCCATCCTTCCATTCCCCTGTTAATGGCATGTACCTTGCTTTTGGATTTGCCCATTGTGATAAACACATTGGGGAACTTCAGCAGGTCGGCTAACTCATTTGAGTTTAGCGTAACGGTATCATCATCATCAATCGTTAATCCAACCGTGTACTTCTTAGAATGTGAATATGCCTGAATGGTAGCGAATGCAGCAGCCATCTTTTCGGGTCTGCTACGTGTTGCAAAGTTGTAATGTATGTGCATGGTGTCCGAGCGTGTTTCACAAAGATAGCAAATATCTTTGGAGTGGTTCATCTGTAGCCTACACTTTTGTTTTCCACAATAGATACACAATTTATACAATGGGGTGTGATTTGGTGTCGGGGATAATCTGAATGATGGTAGTCGGCATTGGGTTATCCGGATCGTTGGCAACCTGTAGCGGAATCAGTTTGGATGCCAGGCGGTAAAATTCGGTGGGGTTAGCTTTACCCCATGCGGTAAGGTTAACCGTGTCATCATCCTGTAGCAGGTCAAATGCGGTGGCGAAATGCTCCCTCACTGATTTAGTAACCTTGTTCGGTGTTCCTTTCGGCCTCCCATTAGGATTGTTAGTATGTCCTTTCTTTGGCACTCTGTAGATACTTGTTGTTTACAAAGTTACCCATATTTTGCACTAACCACCAAATTCGCAGATATTCGCGGTCAAATTCGCAGATAACTCATTGATAATCAGTCAAATTCGCAGTATTCGCATATTTCTCGCACCTCCTTAGTAATATAGAGTATTATGTATAGATATATAATATTATTATTTCTTTGAAATTTCTGCGAATATGCGAATATGGTTAGTTAGCCTATAGTAATCAATCAGTTACAAATTCGCAGTAGGTGCGAATATTGCGAATATTTATACCGATAACCTAATGCTAATTTGATTTTGTAATATGTAATCAAAATATTGTAACTTTGAAATTGTAATATATAATTAAATGGAAAAGCAAAATTTAAGAGGTGGTAAGCGTACCGGAGCAGGTCGCCCACGAAAGTACAATGATAGTAAAGTGATAAGCATTAGAGTTGAAAAGCAGTACATTAATCAGGTTAAAATGCAGGTAATGCTTACCCTTGCAAAACTCCGTAAACGTGATTATAACCATGATGTTGGAGCTAACGAAATGGTATAATTTATCGCTCACAAATGTTGGGTATTACCCCCAATTTGGGCGTTAATGGGTATAAAAAACCCCCGATGTAGAAACACCAGGGGAAACCAAAACACCACATGAATACTATTATTTCAGTCGGTTATGTATTGTAACCAACTCACATTTTCTCATACTGCCCATGCGCCACCCTTTTCACAACCCTTGCAAAGTCAGCCCTACGCATAGCATCGAAGAATCGCTTAGGTTTAATGTTAAGCCTTACACAAAGCAAATCTACCTCCTTTGTGGTAAACTTTGGCGGTAGGTTATCAACCAGTAGCCGCAGGTCAGCAGGTAGGCCGGATTCCGTTTCAGCACATAACTCACTAATTATGGATATCGTACTCTCCGCATAGTACCTATACAGGTTATATGCTTTGTTAACTATCTCCACGGTTATAACGGGTTTTAGTACGTTTTGGCATATAGCTACCACATGGCACATCCGTGGGAAGTATGCGCTCATTTTAGCTTCAGCACCCATTATGTATTGCTCTGCTTTACCTGCCATCCGGCTATTCGCATCCGCTAAATTCTGCCTGTAGTATTTGGTGTATAGTGTTTTCGCATCTGGTGTAATCTCAATTCGTATGGGCGCACAATCCCCGGCTGCAAATTCTTTGTTGATGCGGTACAGGTGAGTTACCAATTCTTTCCACTCCTTACACATTTGCCGGCCACCGCTAAATGGGTCGGCATCTTCATTCAGTTTGATGTAATCGGATTTAACCATAAGGAAACGTGAGGCGAATCCTGATTGAATTTTATCAGCCCCGAATATGTGTGCCAACCTGGATGGCTGCGTACCCATCAAAAGGGATATGTTAAGTGATTTAACTACTCTTTCTTTCTCCCGATCCGCTCTAATTTGGGTGTACCTGCCCCCGGTGAATGCTTGAGTAAAGAATGAAATAGCATCGTTATTCGCTTTGTGCGCCCCTGCGTTTAGGATAGTTTCCGCTTCATCGTGATATACTCCCATCCCTGCCTCCTGGTCTTGCATTAGGGCTATGTAGCCCTCGGTGGTGCCATCAACTGCGAATGGGTGGAATCGTTTGGGTTTAGGCTTGCTGAATGATTCCTTATTTACGTTGGCTGCTGCTTTCTCAATCAGCCAGTTATCCATAGCTAATTTGTAGGCGGCATCTTCTGTTTTCAGCAGCCCGGCTAATGGTTCCTCACACATAGCTTTAAATGCCGGAGTTTTACCCACCGATACGGGGGCTATCATAATAGCAAATACTATGTTTTTTACATTGTGAAAGTCGGATGTATAGCAGTTCCCTGCAAGCGATGAGATAGTCCATATTCCGGCAGTTGCGAGAAACTCTGGACATAGGCTCATTTCGGTTGCTACTTCGTGCAGCGAATTGTTAATAAGTTGTGGGAAAATACTAAACGGGTAACCCTGTTCTGCAGGTTCAATGCCGATGTGTTTTAGTACGGCATCCCAATCTCTACCGAGGTGGTAGAATAGAATAAACGATGGCGGTAAGCACCAAACCGGATACTGCTCTTTATTATGCCAATGGGGAAAGTTACTCATGGATGCGCTGAATATCATTACCCTACGGGCATTGTAATACACTTTAGCGGAGATGCCGGCCGAATCACTACCCTTGCGCCTGTAGGCCTGGAACTTATCATTCTTGCCGTAGCGGTAGCCCTGTATAGGCAGCAGCCCTATTGATTGCAGAATAGTGTCGAACGCTTCATCCGATATTGACTTGTCATATTCTGCCAACTGCGATTCATACCCTGCCGGATAGCTGATAGCTTTCTTGCTCGGATCGTACTTAGGTTTGTACTCGTTAAAATATTGTGAAACTTCTATAAGGTAGTTATATTCTGATTCTGTTAATTCCTGTACATCCTCCATACTTTGGTGAAACTCTGTATAGCCAGGTGTTGGGTAAGTATAAACTACAGGCCCATTTGAATACAATGCGATTACCTCGTTACCCTCTGGAGATTCTGCAAGCGGTGTTTTGCTCGGTAGTGCTGCATAGTTTAGCCAAACGTGATACCCTGCGTTGCGGGTTTGCTCTATAAATACTTTACTAAAGATTTCCGGTGCCTCATTTGTTATGATTGCCATCCATTTGCTGAATAGTTCTTTATCCTTAGTATTCTTTAGGTCGAAGTCAAGGCAGCCGTAGTTATTGTCTGTGAGTATCATCAACCCATTATCCGTAGGTCGTAGATGCAGGTCATCCGGATTAGACCAGTTGCGGTGTGATACAGGTTGCTTAGTTTCTGCATCCCATTGTATAGGGATGACTTTGAGGCCGAGTGATTGGTAATCGGTGTATTGGTGCATGGGTGGTGGTGGTTATAGGGTGTCAAATATATTTAGATAATAGCAAACTACCATCATTGTGTTTGAGATTAACTAACTATTGAATCAAATAACGTAAAGAATTGTTCCGGTGTAGATATAAATTCATAGATTCCCCCTGCCTGTCTTTCTTTTTTTTGCTCATCTAATTGATACTGCGATGCTTTATCTTTCCCAACTTTTATTTCTATCATAATGCTTCTGCCTATTCCGTTCTTATCCCGAATCGTAGCCGATATATCAGCAGTACCCTTCCTCGTTGCCGATGGGATAAACTTCCCGTTAATCTGCCGGCCCATTGTATTAATCCGTGTAGCACGGTATCCAGACCAGTTAAGGAAGTTGATTATGAAAGTTGTCAGCCCATTAGACTTAGTAACCAAAGGCGTTGGCGGCCCGGTGTAGAATCCATCCTTTACCACATTCGGGGTACGCTCAAGCGTGTAATTGTAATGGGCGGTGTTATAGCGTTGCTTCCAGAGGGGGTGTTGTTTCATAATAGTGCATTCTTATTCTTATCTAAATTAGTAAGTTGCTTCCCCACCTTATTCGGCAGAGGGTATATCCGCTCAAATTCCTTATTTGGCATCCAACGTTCGTTTACCCAATGGTATAACACCCCGTTGCGGATTGTGGCGGTGGTGTTTAGCCGAAAGTATTTGCGTTCGATGTATTGGTGGATGGTCATGGTTTGTGGTTAAGGGAGGGGTTAATTTGTCCCCTCCCTGGTGAGTTAGAATGGTAAACTTTGGTCATCAATAGATGCAGCGGCTACCTGTGTATTCGGTGCCTTAAAATTCCCAATATACTGCTTCTTTTCTTGCGCCTCCCTTTGCTCCTTAGTCTGCGAAACTTGAATGCTGCCAATGTTCCCGTACTGGTCAGCCGTGTCATTCACCCATAGGGTTAAATTTAGGTACTTCTTACCGTTCTTAGCCTCGGTAATTTTCTCTTTTGGGATGTCTGATAGGCAGATGCTGCCTGTGTAGAATGTAGCCATAATAAGACTGGATATAGGGAGCCAGCGCCTTTAAGAACCACCTACGGGATTCGAACCCGTATCTCCCCGATTCAATCAGGGACGTTACCCAAGCC